GACAGCGTACAGTTTCTGGAAAGCAAAAGTGCTGCTGCAAGCAATGCGAATGCCTATGTACCAGATGCAAGCAATCAGGGCTATCAGAGTGACAACAGCAGCTCCCAGTCCTACTCCAATGACTTTACAAGCAGCGATACACTGGATATTGCCAGTGATGATCTACCATTTTAGGAGGGATATGCAATGACTAAAGATGAATATTTATATGCGTTAGCAAGTGTGAAAATGGATGGAGATTATTGTGACGAAAAGCAGTATTCTGATCTGCAGAAGTTGATCGAAGAACATTTTGACAACCCACCTCTAAAATTTGAAGATTTGCATGAGGGAGGTGCAGTGATGAATACTGACGGATTTAAACACTTTAAATTGCATAGTGACAGCACTCTAAAGTCACTTAAAAAGGATGAGCTTATAAGCTATATCCATATGCTTTACCACAATTGGAGCGTAAGTGACGAATCATTTTGCAATGTGATGGCCTTAGCCGAGCAGTTACAGCAACAGAGCCGATGGATACCGGTTGAAGAAAGACTGCCTGAAGAAGATGGATTGTACTTATGTTCATTTGATGATGGATTTATAGCAAGTGTTGATTATATCAGTGGCAATGGATTTATGTTGTGGGTAGATAGTGGAGAAGTCAACGCTTGGATGCCACTTCCTGAACCATATGAATCAAAACAAGGTGATAATTAGTGTGTGAAATTGAAAAAGGAGCAGCAAGAGAATTAAATCTGGAAGTGCCAAAAAGTGTTGAGCATTATATATCGGCGGTGTATGGAATTGAAAAGAAGTTGGATGATCTACTGTCATTTAAGGTTGGCACGGTCTGTAAAAATCAACTTATGGATTATGTGGAGCAGATGATATATTACGCTCTTCTGGCAGGCATGCAGCAACAGAAAGAGATTAATACAGGAATCATGATGGACATGCAAAAGCAGCTTGATACCTTGATCAAAAGGGATGGAAAAGCAGCGAAAGAGAGGAAAGATAAGGTAGGATGTTAATTAGAATAGCCAAGAATTTAACCGATATATCGGAGAACTTGCGACCGATTAAAGGTAGGGTATATGAAGTTGTCGAAACAATAGCAGGGAAGTATAGGCCGAACGATAATTACCGGCATGTGATTGAGGTAAAAAGGCAGCAGATATCTATTGCGCCGGATGAGTATAAGGTGGTGAGAGTATGATTAAATTGCCTGAAATTAAATTCCCTCCAGATAATGTTATGGCATATGATACATGGCTCAGAATGGTATGTAATCCAAACAATTTTAGTTATTGGTATGAAAGAATTAAGGATTGCGGTTTAAAAATGCCAGCAAGTGTTTATTATCAGTTTACATATGACGATGTAAGTAAATATATTGGATATTTCTATGGTGAAGACAAAGATATGAATGCAAAGAGAAAAGAATTCTGCCGAAAAATATTGATTCCATTGCTTGATGATTTCTTTCATATTAAAAACAGAAAGAGTGATGAAATCTTTATTAAAAATGCTGTGTTTTCAAATAAATTTACATTTTCTGACTGCCATATTATTGATTTTGTACCTTTGAAGGATGTGTCAAAGAAATTAGAAAATATAAATTATACAGGACTTCTCGTTGGAGCAGAAGGATTTAATGAAGTTGTGTTGAGAGAGTATATTAATCCGAAATTAAACTTTGGAGAAATATATAATGGTATGGTTCTTCGCCCAGAGTTTAGAGTTTTCTATGATTTTGATAAGCACCAGTTGTTGTATACAGTGAATTACTGGGATTATCAATACTGTAAAGAACATTTAAGCGCAGAAGATAAGGCTGTATTTGCAAATGCTGAAGCACAGTTAAATAAATACTTTAAACAGCATGTAGACGAAGTAGAAAAATTAGTTATCGAGCATATGCCTCGTGCATGGCTTGAAGGTAAATGGAGTATCGACATTATGATGAATGATGAGAATGATTTCTACCTTATTGACATGGCTTTGGCAGAAAACTCAGCGTATTGGAATCCAGAATACGAAGGTAAAAGTGATGAGTAGTAATACAATGTCACGCAAGGCAGTGATTCATAAACTGCTTGAGATAAAGCATGGATTTAGCCTTCCATTGAGCAAGCAAAAAGCAATTTATAAGGCGATAACTGATGTGAATTACAGAATTGCAGATGAATGTAAGATAGAAAAAAAGCCAGTAAATATGTTTATGAATAACGGCGATAGACCGCATGAATTTAAGACTATCATGCTTGAAATGTATGTATGTCCTTCATGTGGGAATGGAATTAGAGAAGTGAATTATCATGGTATGCTCAATAAACCATTTCCAAAATACTGTTCTCAGTGCGGCAAGGCATTAAAAGCTCCATCACAGGAGTAATAAAAAAAGACTGCCCCTCGCAAAAGCAGTCAAAAACAATGTATAAACCTATTGCTAATTATAGCATAGGAGGAAAATGAATGAAAGAGATAACAATGGAAGAAATCGGCTACATGAAAAAAATCTTAGAGTGCTATTATTTTGCACAGGATCAGCAACAGAAAGAATTGCATAGTGCTCTTGAACTACAGATGCTGCTTGAACAGGAATGCAAAGTATCTGGAATGCCTTATGATAGCTACGGTAACGGGTGCTCGGTGAGCTTCCCAAAAGGGTCATATCTTGAGCAGTTGAGCATAGAAATCGCTACTCATGATATCGAGGCCAAACGCTGGATGCAAAAGTTTAAAGGACTGGATAAAACACATAAAATAAACTACCGTCTTGACCGGCTGCCCAAAGACCAGAAAGAAACCCTGCTGAACGTATACCGCCGTTGTATCAGCGTGTATAAGCTTGCGGATAAGGCCAGAATAAGCACTCAGGCGTATCATGATCGTATCAATACAGCGATTAGACATATGCTGGAGGTGGAATAATGATGTTGCATGAAATATTCATAAATTCGCTTTATCTTCTTGGTATTACTATTACAGTAAGTCTTACCATTATAGTAATCTATGCTGTAATTAAATCTTTAGAGGATAATAAATAGATATATCGTATTTAATGAAGAAAGTAGGCTAGGTGACTGGTCTGCTTTCTTGTACAAATTTTTATGAAATTTTCGCTGTTGCGTGGCAGGCCGGAACAGTTTTTACCTATTACACCCCCTTTTCCCTAGCGCATAGGGGGTACACACATATTTTACGAAAACCCTTTATTTAAGGCGTTTTTCGTCCTTCCAAAAATTCGAAATTCCGTGAAAAGTTGTTGACTGGATAGCATAATGTAGGTGCAAGGCAGGAGATACCAAATCAATGACCACGAATCATTAACCTGTCTTGCATCATCCAGAAGGTGGCAGGAAATCCTTAGTATAAAGCCGTTACAAAATCCCGGGACGTGCGGACATTATACAAGGAGGTGGTGCCATGACACAGCTTATTAAAGAGCTGCGGCTGCTGATCAATGCTATAGCTAGATTGATCCAGACAATAAAAAAAAGAAGGCTAACCCACGACAGCCGCCTTCTGGGTCTATTTTAAACCATATTGCTAAGGTTGGCAAGGAGGAAAACAAAATGAAAAAAGCAAATGAATATAAAATTTATAAAAAATTAGAATTAACTTCAATTCCTATGCAACATTATTTCAATATTGTTGATATTGATGTTACAACAGGAAGATATTTAGGGTTTTATACAAAAGTAAATAATGACGGTAATGAAGTATTATTAGATGGATGTTCATTACTAAAATACATAGAATTGGTATTAAGATAATTAAGAGAAAGTGAAGCGATAACACTTAAAACACTAGAAAAGTTTGAAATTGATGTTTGCTCGACTAGATGAGTATAAACAGGTGTTAAGCCTAGTGCGGCAGGAAGACAATGACAAAAGCGAAAGCAGGAGGAAAATGAAAATGGATGAATACACACAGCAGGCTTTAGATTTTTTAAAGAAAGCAAAGGCTACTTGTAATATTGAATTTGGCGGATGTACCACCAACCCAAACTGGAAAGAGAAGGAATACAGAAATTTTTATAATATAGTTCTTTCTTCTCCTCGTGGTTCGATGTCGTTTGTATTTTGGGATTCTATCCATAATACAGAAATTTCTAAAATGACACATTCCGAATATGCAAAGAAGCGTTTTAAATGTCAATATGACTACTTGGCATCTACTGATAAAGCAAAAGCAAGAAAAGAGTTAAAAGAAAAGAAAGCCGCCGCAAAACCTACAGAGTATGACATTTTAGTTTGTTTAACTAAACATGACCCTGGAAATTTTGAAGAATTTTGCTGTGAATTTGGATATGACGAAGATAGCAAAACAGCCGACAGAATTTATATTACGGTAATCAAGGAATATAAACAGCTTGAGCGAATTTTTACCGAAGAGCAAATGGAAGAATTGCGAGAAATCAATTAAAGCACAGAGAAAAAAGGAGGCAACAGCATGAAAACTTTATATCAACGGATTGTCGAGGTTATTAAACCAGAGGATATTAGTCATCACAGATTTGATCTATATGTACGATTAAGTGATGCAAGTAAACAAGTTATAAGGGACTTTTGCACTGATTCTAATATCCCCTTGAGCAGGCTGTTAATCAACACAGTAAACTCTAATATACCACCATTTGATACATGGTATATTATTCCGCTCGCTTATGACCCATTTTGGGAATGAGGAAAAGAATATGAAGAAATCTAACATATTAGGCGTTTACGATGCCTCAGCGAAAGAAATATCCATTGATTACAACGGATTTAATTATCTAATCGTATTTGGTGAGCATGTAAACGGCGGATATTTTGCGATAATAAATCATGGTGTTTGTGGGGATCTGGCAGGACTTAAGGATGTTGGCTACAACGCGGAGAGTATTGGCAATGCTGTTAAAAATTATGATACCGGAAAGGTTCTGGCGCTTGCTATTGCAGCGTTTGCGGAGGTGTAACATGCCTTTACAAAATATCATATTTATCTATGTATTTTACAGAGTATGCCGCCTATTGTGGGAGGCAGGGACGGAGGAACAGAGGAAATGAAAGATAAAATGTTATTGGCTGCCGGAATCGTCGTTGTGGCGGTTCTCAGCTTTGCAGCTGGATTATATGTACAGCGTGAGCGCATTATTAACAACGCTATTGTGACCTACGAGGAGCGTAATAGTACTGCATGGGTTTATATGTCTATTGATGGCAATGTGCACGCATACGACCCCGAAACAGGGCAGAAAGAGGAATAATAAATGGATAATAAAGTGATGACATGCAAGAGTTTAAAAAGTAATGGTGTAAAACTATTTGAGCGTGATAGGTATAACGACGGCCTGTATATCGGCAGTTATACATATTACTACTGCCAAGGTGATAGGATATTCTGCCACGAATATAACCGTAATGATCTCACTTACACAGGTGGGGAAAACTGCTGCTATCCTGCGGTTGTTGATGCAAGCAAAGAAGATAACTGGGGTGAAATAATAACATGTGATATTAGGGATTTATCTATATTTGATAAAATCAATGATATGATGGATTACGTATCCTACCATTACGATATGGCATGGGATAAATTAAAAATTGAGTTATTAGCAATTTTGGGATGGGATGTTAAAAATGATTAAAGTAATTTTTAAAATAATGGGATGGTGCATCTTGGCACCTGTAGCAATCGCCGTTGGCATGCTGCAATGGGTCTTAAAATCTTACAAATAGTCGGCCTGATCTGGTCGGCTTTCTTTTGGTTTTCCACCTGATTTTACTGAGTTTTCCACTTGACTCATCAAGTTGACAAATCTTCAAAATTGTGTTATTCTTTGGCTAAGTTATAAAAGGCAGTGCTCTTGTGAGTGCTGCTTTTTTTATTACTCTCTGGTTGATTTCTAGCTTGTTTCAAGGCTGTATAACTACACTCGTAAAGACACCATTACACTGGTTAAACAGCTCTTAGATAGCTTTAAAAACAGTGATGTGTAGAGTATATAGCTACTACCTAGGCTAGTAGTCTTTTAAAAGCTTTAAAAGATCTTTAAAAGACTAAAAGATTTAAAAAAAGAAAATAACACAAAAGAAAAAAAGTGAGGTGAGAACATGAAGCCACATTACAAAGGATTTTACCAGTATTGCAAAGGTCGGGCACTGAAGGACATTGCCAAAGACTTAAACACTACTGAGGGCACTGTAAAGAGCTGGATGACCAGATACCACTGGGTTGATAAACGTAACTGCTGTAGGGCAGAGGATGGATCGGTGGATCTGGAAAAAGCCAGAGGATTCCTTAAGGGGAAAGGTAACGTGGAGCCAGTGCCAAGATGGGAAGCTGTAGAAGAAGACCAAGGCAAGAAGACTCTTAACGACATGTTAGCAGAATCACCGCACGATGATGACTTCAAGCTGTTTGTACAACAGACATTAACTAATTCAGTACGTAGTCTAGGAGTATCTAAAGCTACTACAGATTATGAATGTCAGTTGCGTATAGTAGAGTATTTTAAAACATGTATTCGTGATGGTTATATACCAACAATGGAAGGTTTATGGCTATGTTTAGGTATTGGTCAGACTTGTTTTTATGATTGGTGCAACGGAAAATCGGGAACAGTTCGTGCGGAGCTATTACAAAATGCAAAACTTTGTATTCACGAGTTCAACACACAGCTAGCAATTGCGGGGCGTATGGACAAGGTTTTATACATGTTCATATCCAAGAACCGGCAGGACATGAAAGACCAGGTGGACACCGTAGTAACGCACAACAATGTTCTGGGCAGTACAGCAGACAAAAACGAGATAGCCAACCGGATAGCAGAGCAAGCTGACAATCTGCCTGATGATGGCTGATAAATGGCTATAAAGAGCCAAATGTTAATACATCCTTAACACAAAACACGATAAATAAAGGCTTTATAGCTGTTTTTGTTAGCTTATATGCCTTGGTTTGTTAGCTTATAAAGGCTACGTGTTAACATGCTGCATCCGGTTCTGTGGTAGCTTGCTTCATGGATCAATCCAGCTGATCCAATGGCAAGACCCCACCCCCTCCCTATAGGGCAGATCGCATATACCCCCTTCTCAGTCCCACCACCAAATTTTTTGTAAAAAGGCGCATACTTTTCTCTCTATTTTAGCCCTTAAAACTTCCCATTTGAGACCTACTTGGTGTATACTTAAAACAGCAGGAAAAAGGTGGTAAATTGCATACACGACTATGCATACTGATAGGAGAGGATTTCTATGATATTTGAACAAAATGAATTATGTGAAATATATGTAAACCTTTTTAATTGGCTTGCTGGTCATTCTTCAGGGAAAAGCCACGCTTATAAAAGTTACCATAACAGTATGGATAAAAAAATATGGAAGCCATTATTCTCTAAAATTGAAGAAATCCAGATTAAAGAGACAAAAACAAAAGAAGAAATTGATTTTTTAGAAAAAGTGATATATAGAGGTGATATGCATAGGTTACAAATCGCAAAAAAAATGAAGAACGGATATATTGACCATAGAGAAAATTATTTTTCATGGTCTAAAACCATTAATGGTGTTACAGCAAAACCACTTTCATACTGTGGTAATTGTCTGCATATATTAGCTAACACAAAAAATGAATATGCGTTTGATGTATTTGGATTCTTATATCATATTATTACTTATAGATATAAATTTATACCATCTCAAGATTACGATATAAGAATTTTATGCCGGTACGAGGAGGAAGAAGAAATAGTATTCCCTGTTGCAAAAAATACTATAATTTCTGTAAGTATTGAAAATGTTAAAGATTTAAACAAATATCCTAATAATAATTTGATTAAGGAGAATGAATGGTTTAGAAAGTAATAAATACTATTCAATCACAATTTATGTAGAAATAAAGCGGGAACACTGGCTCACCGGTGATGCGGTGAGTGACGAAGCGTTAAGTGTTGGTGTACAAGAGGCGGTAAGGTACACAGAAGACCTTTCAACTTGCGGGAGCTGCATTAGTGCCAACATAGCGGCCGTAGCGCCGATAGTAGACTGAACACCTCTCATGGAAGTGTCCCATTCAGTCTTTTTTATGGCTTAGCTTGGTATCTGGAAATCTTTCGGAGGTCATGTTGTTGGCAATAAATACTTTCCATTAAGCCAATAATAACCAAGTTCACAGTTATGGAAGCTGTGAAACCTTTAATTGGGTATCGTTACGAGTTTGGAACCGCATATATAACGATGCCTACCTATCAGTGATGATGACTTGGCGGTTCAAGGAAATTAGCTTGATAGGATTATTTGTATCAGTGGCGGAATAGGTAGACGCATAGTATAACAACAGCTTGCGTGGTAAAGTACACGAAGAGTATGGCGAGATGCATTTCGACTGGTGCATTATGCAAGGTGCAAATCCCTGCCTGATACAATTTATCTGATCCACGAACGTGGAAACAGGATTGAGAACGCATTGCGTTGTCTGAACAGCGGTAAGGAATCTTACGGGACTTACTGCGGCCGTGGCGGCAGGCTGAAGACCGTTGCTCTGGAGTGTATGCTGAACGCTATCCCCTCTACGGCAGGAGGAAAAGCCAATTATAAAGCACATAGAAGCCGCCCGTTATATGGGAATCGGTTGTACATGTGCTTTTCTATTTGCTCAATTTGATAGATTTCATAACCTCGGCATAAGGGGAATCGCTTACTGAAACCGGATGCCAAAGACGATAGCAGACAGTCACCGGCTTAAAATCTGCACATACACGGAAAAAGGGAGAGAACCTCCCTTTATATACCTCTGGTGTAAAGGAAACATAACGGTCTCCAAAACCGTTGCTCTCAGTTCAATTCTGAGGAGGTATGCCAATATTTCCGATTAGCCAAATGGAAAGGCAATGGACTTTGAATCCATGAGTTCTGGTTCGACCCCAGAATCGGAAACCATTTAACACTTCTGAGCGGTTGTATTTGAGATTAAAGTAGCCAAGCATCAGATAGGCTTGCTTAAATACGTAGAACGATACCACGCTCATTCGTATACACGGTTTCACTCAAATAATAGAGTGATGTGGCAGTACATGGTTTTTCTCCTCCAACTTGCGTAAATATACCTCCCTTTCTGTTTTTATCCTTTATGTCTATGTACTGCAAAATACAAAAAAGCTGCACAGTACCTATCGCCTTGTCTGTGTGGCAAATCATTAACTATTTTTTTATATCCCTTTTCATGCTATATTATTATAGAAAGGGTGGATGAAAATGATTAAAGAATTTCTAAATTGTTTAACGGCAAATCAACAGCCGAAGTATCACGTATCAGAAGAAAGGGATATTACATTAGATAGAAAAAAGATAATTTATTTAGTTAATCAAATTGAATATTTTACCAACTATAGAAAAGAACGTTTCTATATAGCGATTTTCCTTTCTGTTTTAGTAGCATTAGAAATTGCCATGGTTATTGTGAAATATGAGGTCATAATAAGGGTAATGGAAAGCATAATGGCTCCTCTGATAATATCAGGAATGATACTCTATATGGAAACTAAAGGTGATTCATACATTGCTCTAATGAATTATGAAAATGAATTATATGATATATGTGAATACATAAGGTTAAATGATAGCCTAAAAGAAAATGAATATTATATATTATTATATATCAATACGAATAAAGAGAAATATACAAGAAAAAATCCATTTGATGCAGATAAAGCGAGAGGTTTAAAATGAAAGTGAGATGATGGTGATGAAAGTCATGTATTATATGGAGGTTAAATGAAGACGATTGAATTAATTAACATCCTTCTTGAACAACGTGACTGCAAAAGATACCAAAATCTGGATGATTTATTTGAACTTCTACGAATATATGAGCCTGAAGACATGGTGCATGCACACCGGCTTAATAAGGTAGTTCGTGATGTGTCTGTAAAGCAATCAAAAAATGCATTTTTACCGATATCAGAGAGAGAACGTTTCATACAACTGTATAAGCGTTCTCTTTTATTTGATGCGCCGATAGATTTTGATGCGTATTTACTTTATGTGGAATTTGATCGGGACCCAGATAAACGATTCTATTTACCACGGCGAAAGATTCTAAAGGACAAGCTTATTCGGCACCTTCAGGACTTAGCCGATGATGTGATAGACATATTAACGATTTCAATGCCACCAGGTACCGGTAAATCAACTGCCGGTATTTTCTTTTTATCATGGCTGATGGGTAGGAATCCAGAAAAATGTAATCTAGCATCTGGTCATGCTGACGGATTGACCAGAGGTTTTTATGATGGTGTTATGTCTATAATCACTGACCCCGAGTATCTTTGGCACGATGTGTTTCCCGATGTTCAATTGGTCAATAAAAGTGCAAAATATGAAACACTTGATTTGGATAAGGTTAAGCGATTTCCTTCGTTAACTTGTAGAGCTATAGATGGATCCTTGACTGGAGCAACACGATGTGAAGGAATACTTTATGTCGATGACCTTGTATCCGGTATAGAGGAAGCTTTGTCTATTGATCGTATGGACAGGCTGTGGATGAAATACTTTAATGATTTGAAGTCACGTAAGAAAATGAAGTGTAAAGAACTCCATATAGCAACACGATGGTCTGTACATGATCCTATCGGTCGGCTTGAAAGAGACAACGAAAATAATCCTCGAGCAAGATTTATTTGCATTCCAGCTCTGGATGAAAATGGTGAATCCAACTTCAATTATGATTTTGGCGTAGGCTTTGATACTGAGTATTTCAAAAATATTGAGAAAGATATGGATGAAGTATCATTCTTGGCGCTTTATATGAATCAGCCTATTGAGCGTGAAGGACTACTGTTTCCGGAAAAAGAACTCCGGTATTTCAATGGGATACTTCCGCAGATTAAACCAGATTGTATATATTCCGCATCTGACGTTGCGTGGGGCGGTGGAGATAGCTATTCACAACCATTTGGTTATCAGTTTGGTGAAGATGTATACATCCCTGATTGGATATTTGATAAAGGCGATAAGACAGTGACAAGACCAAGAGTAATTGGCAAAATGTCGATACATAAACCACACCTATCGAAATTCGAAGCAAACAATGGTGGCCATGAGTATTCAGATAAAGTGGATGAAGAATTGAGGAAGATTGGCGTTCATATGAATATCACATCGGAAGTGTCTCCGAGCAATAAGTCAAAGTTATCAAGGATAATCAGATGGGCACCGGATATAAAACGCTTCATCTTTGTTGATAAAGCCAATAGAAGTAAGGAATACGACAAGGCAATGAAAGAATTGACAACGTTTCTTCAGACAGGGAAATCACCACATGATGATTCTCCGGATAGCCTCGCTATGCTGGCAGAATTGATATATGAAGGTGGAACAAGTTATGAAATCGGTGATAGGCCGTTTTAGAAAGGAAAATTGTATGAAAAAGAAAAGCAGAGAGATTAGAGCAGCGCCGCCTGCACCATGCAGTAAGAAAACAGAGTGCAAAGGTAGAGTATGCAGCAATCCGGCATGTGAAGACTGGCGCATCTATAGAAACAAGTATTTAATCAAAGGGTAAGCAGCACTATATGTGCTTTTTTATTACCAGAAGGGAGGTGGATAGATGATAGAAATAGAATTGTTTGGCAGACAGGAAATATTCATACCACGGCAAGAAATAACGGAAGAAACACTTCCTAAAATATTGGCAAGGGCAATGGCTATCCATTCTACCAATGCAGCGCAGATACATTATCTTTGGAATTACTATAAGGGAAAGCAACCTATTCTTGAAAGAGTAAAGAGAGTACGACCCGAAATATGCAATAAGCTAGTAATCAATCATGCGTATGAAATCATGAATTTCTACATGGGATATGTTTTTGGTGATCCTATCCAGTATGTGCAGCGAGGAATACACGGCGCAAAAGAAGGATACTCCGATGTAAACAATGTATCTATGCTTAATGAGCTTATGGCTGATGATGATAAAGCTTCAAAAGACCGGGAGTTAGGTGAATGGATGCTTGCCTGCGGTGTCGGATACCGGATGACAATGCCGGCAGTTGATGACGATGCAGTATTTGAAACTGAGATATTAGACCCTAGAGTTACATTCGTTGTGAAGGATACTGGCTTTGGTAAGAAGCCTTGGCTTTGTGTGACATTTAATAAAAAGATGAACAAGGGATTTGAGTATTATGAAATGTTCGGATATACCAAGGATGTGTTCTTCGCCTGTGAGGAATTCAATTCCACGTTTCGGAAGTATCGAATTGTAAATCATGTCTTAAACCGTTTACCTATTGCTGAATATCCGTTAGGTACCGTCAGGCTTGGCGCTTTTGAACCGGTGCACTCTATTATGAATGCTATTAACAATATGGAATCAAATAGAAGTGATGGTGTTGAACAAAAAATTCAAAGTTTCTTAAAATTTTTAAATTGTGATATCGTCCCAGAAAAATTCGATGAATTCAGGGAAAAAGGCATGATAAAGATTAAGGTTCCACAAGGTAGTAGAGGCGATGTTGAATATGTAGAGGTTGATTTAAACCAAACGGATTCACAAATATATGTAGATTCCTTATACCAAAAAATGCTGCAAATTGCAGGTGTACCAGACAGAAATGCTTCCGCCGGTGGAAATACCGGGCAAGCACTTATTATCGGTCAGGGATGGTCTAACGCCGAAGCTAGAGCGAAATCCATAGAACTTTCATTCAAGCGTAGTGAAAAGCTGTTTTTGAAGATGGTACTGAGAATTATCCAGGATACGTTGAATGTAGAGCCACAATTAAGGCAGCTGAAACTTTGGGATATTGATATCAAGTTCACACGAAATAAAACGGACAGCATACTAGTTAAGGCACAAGCGTTACTTAATCTGCTGGAAGCAGGAGTGCATCCACGTATTGCATTTACTATTTGTGGACTGTTTAACGACCCAGAGCAGGCGTATGTTGATTCACAGCCATACTTAAATGCCAAGTGGCTAAGAGATTTGAAGACGAATGTACAAGAAGGCAATATCAAAAATGAAAATGATGTATTGCCTAAACTTCCGGTAACCGGATAATGACCTGAATAAGTCATTACGAAAATAAACTGTTCATTTTTTATTGGTCTTTTACTGCTAGACCTAAAACAAGAAGACGTCAGGAGATGGAGAACTCCTATAAAAGCCTAGATGGAAAGGATTGAGTAATTATGACAAAAGAACAATTATTAGCTGCCGGGCTTACAGAAGAACAAGCAGACAGTGTACTTGCAATGAGGGGAAGCGAGTTGACAAATCTTAGAAACCAGATTTCTGATTTAACACAGCAAAATACGCAGTTACAGGCTGATTCTGCTGAATTAGCAACCTTGAAACAGCAGAATTTAACAGCAGAGCAATTACAGCAGCAGGCCATTGACGAAGCTAATGCTGAAAAAGAAAAATATCAGAAGATGGCAAATAAACTGGAAGTTGAAAAAGTCCTGATTACTGCCGGCATGCAGGAAGATGATTATAAGGATTTTATCGACGGTATTGTTACAAGTGATAAAGATGCATCTGTATCTGTAGCAACAGCTATGGCAACGACCTTTAAAACAAAAATGGCGGCCGCTGAAGCGCAGGCAAAGAACGATCAGCTGAAAAATACACCACGCCCAGATGGCGGAGATGGTAGCAACGGAGAAACGAAACCAAAAGATGTTCAGTTGGCAGAACAACTGGCTCAAACCGCTAATACGCAGGGTGGATTCACAGCATATTTGAAAGGAGAATGAAATAATGAAGGTGACTTATAGAGAGTTTGGTAGTGGAATCAACGTAGTAAGTAATGAGCATTTTGTTGCTATTCCATATCATGTTGATTTTAGCGAAGTAACAGAAATAGCGTATGGTGAAGTAAAAGTAGTTAAGGCAGGAACACCAATGGCAAAGAATGGCATCAAGGCCACGGTAACAGAAGGAAAATCAAACGCTATCGGTATACTGATGCATGATGTGTATGATGATAACCCAAATACTTCATTGATAGTACATGGTTTTGTCGATAAAGCAAAGGCAGAGAAAAATACTGGTGAGACTTACGATGAAGCTACACTGGCGGCATTGCCGATGATTCAACTTTTATAGGAAAGGAGATTGAAAAAAATGAGATTGATTGATGTATATAGCGCCAAAGCGTTAGCAGCTTATTTTACGCATGCGCATAGTAATGACAGACCATATCTTGGACTGACATTATTTCCGAGAAAGAAAAAGATGGGATTGGATTTAAAATGGATCAAGGGATATAAGGGGTTGCCTGTACCACTGAACCCAAGCGCATTTGATACGAAATCAAAAGGCAGAGGGAAATTGAAAATGCAGGATGTTAGCACACAGATGCCTTATTTTAAGGAGCATGTAATGGTTGATGAAGAAGATGAACAGGAAATCTTACGTGTTACTGAGGCTGGCGATCCGTATGCTCAGCAGGTACTTGACCACATCTATACTAAAGCAGATGATTTAATTATTAGCGCAGATGTCGTAGCTGAACGTATGATTTGGATGCTTCTGGCAGCAGAAAATGGTAAACCTGGTATTGATATCACAGCTGATGGTGCGAGCTATCAGTATGATTATGATGAATCTGGTGAGTACAAGGCAGAACACTTTGTGGAATTGACAGGCACAGATATGTGGAGTGACCATGAAAATTGTGATCCTATTGCAGATGCTCAGATGGTAATTGATAAAGCATTGGCAAAAGGTGTTATTCTTAAGGCAATGGTCATTAGTCCTAAGACGATGAGTAATCTTGTTAAAAGTAAGAAAATTGCTTCATATATCCTTGCTCAGAACTCAACAGCAAACATTTATATGAACAAAGCCAGAGTCAAAGAAGTCTTTAAAAACGAACTCAATATTGAAATTATTGTTTATGAAAAGCTCTTTAAAGACTATGATGGCAAAGACAAGGCATATTACCCTGATACGATGGCCACATTCTTACCAGAAGGCGCTTTAGGTAATCTGTGGTATGGAACATCCCCGATTGAGCGAAAGGCGTTGGGATCAAAAGATGCCAATGTATCTCAGGTTAATACTGGAGTAAACATTATGGTAACTCAGGAACATGATCCTGAAAATACAAAGACAGTGGTAGATGAAATCGTATTGCCGTCATTTGAATGTATGGATTCAGTATATTTGCTGAAGCATAGTGCGTAGGAGGTAAATGAATATGGGAAGACCGACTAATGCTGAAATCGCTGCAAAGAAAGCCGCAGAAGAAGAAAAACGTAAAGCTGATGCATTGGCTCAGCAAATTAATGGTGCTGAAGAAAGCGAGAGTGATTATGCTAACAATGCAAATCCTGATGTCGCTCAGGATGACGGTAAAAAGGTTCCGACTGACCTGCCAGAAGATAAACCGGAACCGGTAACCGCAGAACCTGTAGAAGATATGCCAGAATCAACTATCACAGCGCCTACTTCTAAAGCAGATTATGTAACATACGATCACACGGTCAAAGTAAACGGAAAATTCTACGCAACTGGTGAAAAAGTACCAGTACACTAGGTTGGTTCATGATGACCTATGATGAGCGAAAGCAATTACTCTTCCGCCGGATAAAGGATGGTCTTCCTGCTGATCTGCTTGTGAATCAAGGAGATGTCATGCCATTGAGCATTGACACTCCTTTGGTTCCATTTAATGCTGAATTGAGTCAGTATCTTGATGATTTAATGCTCATGGCTAGAGAAATCATCTTTGAAAACCAGTATCCATTTGACGATCAAGAGAGACCGGCTGATGTCATGCCAAGATATCACATGTTGCAAATACGTATCGCTATAGAAATCTTTGTTAAAGAAGGGGCGGAGGGAGAAATCGTTCATTCTGAAAGTGGTGTATCCAGAACTTACACAAGTTCTGATATATCACCTGCACTTTTGAATCAGATAACTCCTATGTGCAGCGTATGAGGATGTTGAGCAGAAACAAGCAGCGGTTATATATTGCATCACAAATTATGGATGATGAGCTTGTGGATTCACATGGAAATCGACCATTTGATAAACCGTTTTTATTTTGTGAAAATCTGGCCAGTGTAGATGGGAAATCTGAAAAAGAAGAATATGGTGATCGTGTGAGAAATATGTATAAATCGGTTGTCATGCGTAAGAAGTGGGCTGGCAGCATCAAAGAAAACGATGTAGCATATCTGGATGGCATTACACCGGATGGAGAAGCTGAGAACGGTGCATATGCAAATTATCGTGTCGAATCTGTAAGAAACACATCATTGAACATGATGACGATTTATTTTGAGAAGTTGCCGTAAAGAGAGGGGTGATTTATATATGGTGTTTTTGAGAAATATGAAAAATGAAGGTGTAGTAATCTGTGTTAATGATGAAATTGCAGCTGACTATCTTGGCACGAAAGAGTGGAAGACTTCAACTGCTGATGAATATGAAGCTACTTTCAAAAGAAAGCCACATATGCGTAATGGAAAGCAGGATAAAGAAGTGAAACCGCATGCCGATATATAGGCGAAGGGAGAAGTTCACTATACAAGGTATTCAGAATATCATTGATATGAACAATGAATTTATGGCTGCTATTCCTGTGTTGAGAAATGATTTTATTAAGCGTTCATTAGACTATTTAGATGAACGTGCAAGATATCATCTGGCAGCAAGTATCGGTAATGGAAGCTATGTGCCAACTGGGGAGCTAATGTCACATTTTAGGAAAGAGTACGAATTAGGAAAATTCTTGAATGATTGCTATTATGCTGCTTTGGTTGAATATGGTACAGGAATTGTCGGTTCTGGAACACATCCTAATTCAAAGGGATATCAATATGATGTCAATAACCACGGAAACGATGGATGGTATTACATAGACGATAATGGGAATTTTCACTGGACTAAAGGTATGGAGGCTCACCGTTACATGTTTAATGCACTAAATGACTTTTTGAATGGTGGAGCAAAAAAGATTTTTTCTGAATCATTCAAAGTCATAATGGGAGGGATCATAAAGAAATGAATATAGAAATGTATGACGGTCTTTATAATTCTCTCAACGAGTATATTAAGGCAAATAGCAAAATACGGGCAACAGTCTTAAGAAAGCCTAATTCTAATATCTTCCCGAAAATCGTCATAGAAGAAATAGCCAATGCTGCCAGAGGGTTCAATGGGTCGTATATGGAATCATATTCTGATATCACATATGAAATAAATATCTATACAAAGACACAAGAAATTGATGGGAGTATAGAAGATTCTATGGATATCGCACGATATCTTCAATCATTGATTTCTGATTTTATGGAATATCATTTCAGGGCGAACAGGGTTTTCTGTAGTCCTACACCTAATATTGACGATACTGTATACCGCATAACAATGCGATATGTAACACAAGCAAGTGATTATAGAGGTCACTTTTTTTGATTTTATTGAAAGGAGAATTAAAATAAATGTTATTTGAAAAATTTGATGAGAAAAAGGCACAATCCGGCATTGGATCAATGCTGTTGATTAAAAATGCAAGCGGCAAATTTTCTATTTTGTGTCCTGCTTCTAAGATTCCCAGCGTGAAGGGAGACAAGGAGTCGATTGAGATTGATGTTACAACGTCTGATACTAAGAATCAGATTGAAGGAAAAACGACACTGGAAAAGGTAGAACTGGAAGTATACAACCACAGAGATAACAAGCGTAGATTTGAGAAGATTGAAGGGAAGCCACAGGAGTTCATTGCCTGTGATGGAGATTTGGCAGGAGAACGTTTCACTGGTACTGTGACATACAAAGTCGGGGAACGTACAGCAGGAGAAGCAACTAAGGCTACAGTAACGATCACACCTAGTGCTTTCTTGGGCAATGTTGATAACGTTAAACCGCTGCTACAGAAAACAGCTCTGTTTGATACACCGGTTCCATCGGTTATCACGTTGGATGCATCCGTAAAAACATATGAACTCGATATCGCAATGGATCCGGTTGATGCTACATATACGGCAACCAGTGAAGCGCCGTCTATTGTGACCGCTGCACAAACATCAGGTAAGTTGACTATTACCGCTGTTGCAAAAGGGTCTACTGTTGTTGTTTTAAAATCGGATAAAGCGGAATGCGCTTCTTGGGAGACCACTATTTTAGTTATTGTTGATGAAGTAGCATCTTCTGGTGATGCATAGCATAATACGAAAAAGCGCTCTTTAAAGGGCGCTTACAAAATTTTAAAAGGAGGATTATGAAAATGAAATTATATACACATAAGTACAACGGAACGGATTTTGATTTTACGATTACACGTTCTGCAAGAAGTAAAATCAGCGATATGCAGTTTGATATCTTTGAAGAATTACAGAATCCAGAAATTTTTGAAGTGATGGACAAAGTATCTGATTTAGAGAAACAGCTGAAAGACGCAAAGGAAAAAGATGAGGCAGATAAAGCAGAAGAGATTGCTTATGAGATTAATAAATTATCAATAGAAATGATTCCAAAAATGAAGGGTTTCCTTAAACTGCAACAAAATTCCATTGATGCTGATAAGATCGCCATTATTCTTTTAAAAGAAAACAAAAAGTATAAGGATACGATGACCGATGAGCTGGCTGAAAACATTCTGGATGATATGGTTGAAACACTAGGAATGGTTAAATATGATGAAATCATGGTAGGCATTGTAGATAAGGTTTTTACACTAATCCAGTCACTTCAGGACAATCTGAGCGAAGTGGCGAAAAAGACGAATCAGGAGAAGCCGGACATCCTTCCGATGTCTTAGGATATACAAGATACGAAGAATACTGCCAGAAAGAATTAGTGCCTATTGCAATCGAATGCAGTATGCCACTTGATGATTTCTGGCACGACGATGAAGATTTATTTGAATCTTATTTGAAAGCATATAATTCTAAGCTAAGCAGAGAAGCTTGGATATATGGTATATATACACTGCGTGCGGTAGAATCGGCTATCAACAATATAATGCCGGTTGCAATCGGATATGCGTTAGGCAATAAAAAAATCAAATTTGTGCCTTTAGACTTTTATAATGAGCCTATTGATTTAAATGGAGAAAATGCAAAACAGGAGCATAGAGATATTAAACAAACATCTGATCCTGATAAATTATTCCAACTTCAGCTCAAATCATTTAATTTATGAACATCAGAAGGAGGGTGCCTGAATGAATACATCCGCAAGTAAAGTGAAAAAAATATCTAAGGTAGTAGTTGATACCACATTAGATATTTTTAATTCTAAAAGTAATAAAATAGACGATATCCCAGATTCAATTAGCCATGCAGTTCTGAGAGCCATGCGTGATAGTGTTGGGAAGATATGAATTTGATATTGAGATACGGTGGTGAGGTTATGAGAATCTTCCAATAAGTGTGACCGCATTTCATTAAGTGAGGAGGAATTATATGGAAAAGCAAAGTCTTGAATTATTTGATTCTAAAGATAAAACAACAATCAAGATTGCAGGGCATGAAATCCCTTATGTTGTAGGCTATTCAGTAGCTCATAATCTAGGGGATGTTGTACATTTAAGCTTGGATTTAGATATTCCTGTAGAAGTTATTGCATTGGCACTGGATGATTGCGAATTAAAGTAATCCCGCTTTTGCTAATTCTTGATTTATAAGACCTAAAATAACTTTAGAAGCCGTTGAACTTAATATATTAAGAGATACAGAGCCAATTTTGTCTACAATCTTTTTGGTTTTCTGCCATGATTTTTCTTCGCGGATATTATCCAAAAATTCATGACCGTTCCAAGTAAGACCATAAATAATAATCCAAGTGTGCATTGCTATGTTTTTTGGCTGAGGTTGCCCATTTAGAAATCCGCCTTCATACAACTTTAAGCAAGCGTAATTTATATCATCGGTAGAATATTCGCCAATTTTTATATTTTGAGATGCAGCGGCGTAACCTACATCAATATTCTCTTCGACGAAAAGTAGAACATCTCTTACACATTCATGATTTAATTTTATTTTCATCACCCCCTCCCATGTATAAACATATTTTATCCCTATTGATATCGTAAAACAAGAAATTGTACATTTTTACCAGCTCATGTGCTATGATATTGGTATCTAGGGAGGGAAAAATAAAATGGCTAACTTTTGTAGTAACTGTGGTGCTGAGCTTGCTGAAGATAGCAAGTTTTGTAGTCAATGTGGAACACAAATAAAAATTCAATTAACACCATTAGATAAGATTGATGATTTGTTAAACGATTCTCGTTATACGGAAGATGTATTTATATTGATTTCTGGTGAAAGATATGGCACTACAAGAAAAAGAAAGGTGCTAGATAGATTAATTCAAGAAAATGTCATCACTGAAATTGAAAAGATGCATTTTTATAATCAATATATAGAACCTTATATGCATCCTGATTACAGTGTTCCAAATTTCACTAATGACGGTGCAAAAGTACCGGAAGTAGCATGCCCAAGATGTGGCAGTACATCTATCACAATAACAAATAAGAAAATCTCCGTAGGGAAAGGCGTTGTAGGTGCAGCTGTAGGATCACTTGTTAATCCGGTCGGAACTGTCGTTGGCGCAGCAGTTGGCGCTACACACAGCAAAAAAATATACAATGTCTGCATGAATTGTGGGCATCGGTGGAAACCATAAAATAAAAGACCTCATTCGTTGAGGTCTTTTTCACTTAATGCTGAGCATCTTTCAAATTCTTTTTCAACTACAGTGGTGACAAGATCAATTCCATAATCATCAAGTTCTTCGATCATATTCATTATTTCATTTAATGATATTCTAAATTTAGGGGTATTTATTTCAACTATAACACTTTCGCTGTTGACACTTTTGCAAATATTCCCATTCTCATCTATTTCCTGTGTTATGTCCCACCCCATTAAATAAGGAACATCTACACAAAGAGCATTAGCTATTGCAGTAACTCTTTTCATAGGGATATCAGTTATAATCCCATTCTCATACTTGTATATAGTCTGCCTTTTAACAGATGCAGCTTTAGCTAGATCGTCAAGTGACATTTTTCTTTCTAATCTTTTTTCTTTTATTCTTTTACCGATTGTCATTTTAACACCACCTTATAGACATATTGTAGCATAATTCAATGATTTTGTAACTTGTATAACAGCTGTTTTGTAACTTTTTGATATTAAAATCAAAATAAAGTATTTACAAGTTACAAAAATGTAGTATAATGTGACTTGTGAAGTCAATGTAAAGGAGGTGATACACATGAATAAAGATGAAATCAAATCTGTAATGCTTCGAATTGATAAGGGATTGCATAAGCAGGCTGTATTACAGTGTGTGATGAATGATATTAAATTTTCACAATATGTGACAGAACTTATCAAAGCAGATTTAGAGAAGCGGAAAGAAAAGGAGGAGTAAATGGTTGATAACAGGTTGGCAATTTTAATGGCAGAACGTTTAGTGAAAATTACAGAGATATCAAAAGTTACCGGAATATCAAGAACAACACTAACAAGTCTGTATTATAAGAGAGCTAAAGGAATTTCGTTCAATGTGCTTAATGAATTATGTGAATATTTTAAATGTAATATTAGTGATTTATTAGAGCATAAGAAAAGCGAACGTGCTTAGTCTTGGCGGACACACATTCGCTAGAATCGTCACAATCACAAGGATTGCTACAGAAATTGTATCACAACTTCAAGAAGTTGTCCAATCCTTCGTGGTTTCAAAATGAAAGTAAACGGAGGAAAAAATAAGATGGAAAAAGAAATAAGTGTTGTATTAGATAGCGAGCATAATCAGTTGGTGGTATCAAGTTTGCAGGTTGCAAAAAATTTTGGTAAAAGACATGATAAATTGATTTCAGAAATAGAAAGAATGTATGGAGAATTGACAGATAAGTGGTGCGCCCAAAATGGTGGAGACCCCCTATTTTATAAAACTACGTATATACATGAGCAAAACAAACAACAATATCCAATGTTCTTGATGAATCGTGATGGCTTCAGCTTATTAGTTATGGGATTTACTGGGAAGGAAGCGCTAGATTGGAAGATAAAATATATTGGTGCCTTCAATGAAATGGAAAAACGGCTTATGTCACCACGATTGGATGAAACAAAGCAGAAGGAAATTGATGCACGTTATATGAATGCAAAGGCACGCATTGCTTCTATCTGGCTCAAATTAAGTGAGCGTGTCCCACGTAATACGGAGTATCAGCAAATTTGTAACAGCTATGCTTCAGAAGTACTTACTGGTGAGAAGGTCTTACCATTACCAAAATGTGAAGAACGTTACTATACTGCAACGGAAATCGCTAAAATGGTTGGCAGTAACAAGAATACTGTGGGAAAGAAAGCGAAAGCAGCGGGAATTCGTCCAGCTGATGAAAACACAGAATCCGAATACGGAATGTGGTTCTTCGATAAATCGCCTAACTCCAACAAAGAGGTAACATCATTTAGATACAATCAAAAGGGCGTTGAAGCTATTAAAGCATTGTTTGGTGATGGTAAAGAGAAATGAACAGAGTAAAGTTTGAAAGGGAAAGGCAAGGCATTCCAGCAAAGAAAATCGCAAAAGATATAAAAATGCTTACAGCCCTGTATCTCATTAGAGAAAGAAGGATGGCCTTCACTGCCCCGCAATATCGTTACATATGCGGAATACTGAATATCAAATATTGAATAAAAAGCGTCCAGAAGGGCGCTTTTCTATTAAGGGAGGTGGTCGCTATGGTGTGACCAATCGCAGCTTATGATGGCTGCTTTTTATTTGTCAGAAAGGTGGTGAGGAATATGACAGAAGAACAGTTAAAAAAAGATTCAGAAGCGATGGTGAAAAGTTTAAACAGAATTACAAAGAATTAAAAAAATTATGCATAATTGCAAGCAGAATTATGCCAGATGATTTCGATAAAATGGTATCTATGGATCCGAATATGGTTTTGTTTATGGAAGCTATGCAGAAATGGAGTAACGATATTCGTAAATAAGTTTTATCCAATAGAAAGGTAGGTGATATATATGGCAGATTATGAAAACTCGGTAGACATCGTACTAGAAATGCAAGCTAAAGCTGTTATAGGCGCACTTAGTGCAATGAACAAAGGTTTGAAAACTATACAGGATACTAGCACTGCAACAATCAATAAACTTACGGCCTATGCAAAGCCAATTAGAGATTTATCATTAGCGGCTCAACGTCTTGATAATATCAAAGCAGATAGAGCAAAGAAAACCTTAACTGATATAACAAGCGGAATTGCACAATTAGGTTCTCGAATGAACAATCTCGGTTTCCAGCAATTTCAAAGAAATGTAAATTCAGTATCGGATACGTTGAGTAGGCTTAATAATTCTTTCAAAGCAATTAGCAAGTTACCTACAGTGTTTGATGTTTTAAAAAATGCTGACTTTACTTCTTTTGATAAAATAGATGTTGCACCAGTACAAAGGCTTGTCACTGAATTAGGACATCTTGATGCAACAAATCTTAAAGGCGTTGGAAACGCTATAAATAACATTGCAAGAGCAATGAATGCTATGCAGAATTTGAATATGGATATATCATTGCCTAAAAACGTTCAGAGCCAGATGAACACGGCGGCAGATACCTTAAAGGGTTTCATAGAAAAAATAGCAGCGTTCAACCTGAATGGTTTAAAAGGATTTGCTCGTGATATTAAAGCGATTCCTACTGCAATGTCGAAAATGGAGAAGCTAGATGTGTCTAAAATAGGTCAGGTATTCAGTACACTAACCACTCAGATTCAGCCATTTTTAGCGCATTTAAAAGAAGCATCAGTAGAGATACAGGGATTATCTAAAATAACAGCAAGCATTGATCGTTTTAATAGAGGGATGAGAAGTGCCAGAACAGCTACAAAAGAATTGGGAAACGAAGCTACGGTTACACACAAACGATTAAATAACATGCTTTCGTTTGGAAAGATTTATGCTTTGTATAATCAACTGCGGCACTTCGGCTCTGGATTCGCTAACATGCTGAATAAAGCTATAGACTTCACAGAGATTGAGAACTACTTCAGCCGTGCCATGGGGAATATGCGTAGTGAGGCTATGAAGTTCCAGAATCAGCTATCTGACATGTACGGACTAGCAATGCCATCTATGATGCAGGCTCAGGCTACTTTTAAAAATCAGCTTGGGGCGCTTGGTGATTTGTCTGAAGATATGTCATATATGCTGTCTGAGCGATTAACAAAAATGTCTCTTGACTATGCATCGTTGTATAATGTTTCTGTTGACTCTGCTGTTACAAAGTTTCAGGCTGCTCTGAGTAAGCAAGTAAGACCTATACGTAGTCAATCTGGCTATGATATAACACAAAGTGTACTAGGTGGAACGCTCGAAAGCATAGGAATCTATGACAGGCAGATACGTGATTTGAGTGAAGTAGAAAAACGTTTAATTATCATCCTTACGTTACAGCAGCAAATGGCTCGATCAGCAGCAATGGGGGATTTTGCCAGGACTATCGAGCAGCCGGCAAACCAGCTTAAAATACTACAGCAGCAGATTGCCGAAGTAGGCCGTTGGATATCTGCTGTTTTTTATGGCGTGATTGGAAAGGTTTTACCGTATATTAACGGTTTTGTAATGGCAATCAAATCTCTAATTCAAATGTTTGCTTCATTCCTTGGTTATGAACTGCCTGATTCATCCGGATCCACAGGAAGTATTTTGGACAGCATGGATGATTCGCTCGGTGGCGTATCTGATGGTATGGATGATGTAAATGCAGGTATTGACGATGCCAATAAAGGATTAGATAGCGCAAAGAAAAAGACTAAGGAATGGAAGAATTTTCTTGCAGGTTTTGATGTTGCTAACGTTATTCCAGACCAAAGCACTGATGATTCTTCTTCCGGCTCCGGTGGTGGAGATTCTTCCGGTGCTGGCGGTATGTCTATTGACCCACGATTACTGAAAGCATTGCAGGATATGGATTATATATTTGACAATATCCGTATGAAAGCAATGGATATTCGAGATCGGCTGCTTGAATGGGCGAGTATCCTTGGCAGAGTAGTGGATGACAATATCTTTGAGCCTATCCGTAATAGCTGGAATAAATATGGCGCTGGAATATTGCAGAACATTAAAGAAACCAGAGATAACATCGTGCATATTCTTGGCGGTGTATTTGATGTTGTAGAGCAAAAATGGAAACCGTTCTTCCAAGCTGCTTCTGATTTATTCTTTAGCCTCTTAGATACTGCTTCACTTGTTACGGATACGATATCGACATTCTTCCGTCATGTATGGGATTCCGGCGGGAAATACCTGTTTGAAGCATTGTGGGATTTAGCTACAGCGTTCTTAAAATTAGCTACTAGTATAAATGACAATTTTGTTAAGCCTGTTGTAAAAGGATTGAAAAATACACTTGTGCCTGTGTTCGGAAACTTCACAGGAATTATTTTAAAAGGCATAGGAGCAATTATAAAAGGATTTGCAAATGTAATTACATGGATATCAAAATGCAAGCCAGTGGTTGTTATGCTTTCTACTGTAGTTACAAGTTTCTTTTTGGCTTGGAAATTAACCAAGTTCGCTGAATTTATATCATTGGGGGGAGGAGTAGTTAATGTTTTAAAAAATATCGCTACGGGTATGATTACAGGGAACGGTGTTATCGGGAAAGCAGCAACTGCTATAACATCCTTAAAAGCAGCTTATTCTTTAGTAAACGGTACAATGATAGAATATCTAGCAAAAATGGGGCTTGTTACTATACAAGAGAATATTGCAGACGGAACAGCAAAGATACTAGCGGCTTCACATTATGGACTAGCCGCTGCTGAAGGTGCTGCATCTGGCGCTGCCGGTATTCTTGGTACCGCACTTAACTTCTTAGCCGCTCATCCTTTGGTTGTATTGCTAACAGCAATTGGTGCTATAGCTGGAGGATTAGCTTTGTTTTGTTCTTCTCAAAAAGAAGCGAAGTATGAAATGGATGATTATTCCAAATCTGTACAGGATCAGATTAATGCTCTTGATGAATTGAAAAAGTCTATGGATGAAGCTAAAGCTTCAACAGATAAAGAAATTTCTTCAAAGATGGCTGAATACAAACGACTTGAACAAAACGTAGATATATTGCGCCGTATGGCTGGAGAAACAGGCTATGTGGATAGTATCGAGCAAGCTAAGCAAAAAGTAGAAGCTATCAATAAGGAACTTCCGGGAACAGTAAAACTGACTAAAGAAGGACGTATTGAATGGCTGAAAACACCTGATGCTATTCAGAAGAATATTGATAAGCTTAAGGAAAAGGCCAGACAAGAAGCATATGAGAAGCTCTATGTTCAGTATATCCAAGCTCAGATTGAAGCAGAAGCAAAACAGGCTGAATCAAGGGATAAGTTGAATAAATTAAGTGAACGTAAACTTGAATTGTCTAAGCAGATTCAACAGGCAGCAGCTGATGGTGACAGTGAAAAACTTGGGAAATTGAGCGATGATTTAAACCAAGTGAATGCTGATTTAGATGGAACTGAAAAAGCTCTAAAAAAAGCGAATGATGCTGTAGATGCCGCAAAGAAAAAGCAAGATGGTCTTGATAAGACCTTAGGAAATGTTTCCTCTTCTACAAATGGACTCACTGAGGAACTTGGTAAATTCTACGCACAGTTTGGTTTGAGTGATAAAAAAGCAGCTGAGTTTGAAAAACTTGCTACTAAGATGAAAGAAACCAATAAAGTAATGGATTCTTGTATGAAGGATGGCAAGGTAATAAACAAGAAAGAGTATGACGATACAAAAAAGACACGGCAAAAGCTTGTTAAGGAATATGCAGAGAAAGCAAAAAAGTATAAGTTATCATCTAAAGATATCATTGATATTGCTAAAAAGAATGGTGTTAATTTATCCAAAGAAGAATTAGAGCAAGCTAGAAATTCTTTAAAGAATGCAGAACAATCAAAGAAAGATATTACTAAGGTCAAAAAGCAGCAGAACGCAGAGCTGTTATCGCTGTTAGACAAACTTGGCATTGACAAGGATTCTAAGCTGGGTAAACAGTATCAGGCTGAACTGAAAAAAGCACAGGAAAATGGTACGAAATCCGGTGAGGACTATATCAAGAATATCAAAAAGGGAATCAGCAATGGTGATATATCTCCAGATGCTCAGGCACAATGGAATAAAGGTCAGAAGATTTTCGATAATCCATTGATTGTTCTTGCTAAAGTTATGGGTGCTGATTCTGCGGGTAATAATGCATGGCAAACAATGAACAGGATACTGTCAAAAACAATATGGGGTAAAGCTGAGATTGGTAATAAATCCAATGCTGCATGGGATGCATATAATTGGTTTGATAGTTGGTTCAAGGCAGGATCACACACAATATGGGGGCAGTCAGCACTTGGAAATAAATCTAATGCAGCGAATGAAGCTCTTGAATGGTTCCAACAATATTTTAGGAAGCACCCTATTGAAGCAACCCTTTCTATTGTTTCCGGATCAATAGATTTAGCACTTGGAAAAGTCACAGGTTGGATGCAAAAAAAGGCTGAAGGTGGATTTGTTGATACAGGACAAATGTTTATTGCTCGTGAAGCGGGACCGGAGCTTGTCGGTACTATGGGTGGGCGTACAGCCGTTGCAAATAACGATCAGATTACATCCGGTATCTACAGGGCGGTTCTGCAAGCTTTACGTGACGGTGGTGGATTCCAAGACCGTGGAGGTGACTTATACATCACTATTCAGAATGAAGATGGTTCTAAGACCACTAAAATCATTAAGGACTACAAAAAACAAATGATATTTTCCGGAGGTAAAGGAGGTGTGCCAGTATGATAAAGACGGTTGATCCTATTCTGTATCTTGGCGGTGTTAAAGTCAAAGACCCTTCCAGTATTACGATTCAGCGTAATAAGCTATGGTCACAAGGCTCTGGACGGTCACGCAGTGGTAATTTCTGTGGTAAAGTACAGGCACTCAAATACCGTATTGATGTGCAGTGGTCATGGTTGACGGAGGCTGAAGTTGCTCAGATTTGCGCTTTACTTGAACCGGATTATATCGACGTAAAATTCCGCGATCCTAAAACAAAACAAATGAAAACGATTCGTGCATACGCTGGTGATGAAGTTTACAGCGTGTACAGTTATGCTATTGAAAAGGCAGTCTATGAGGGGCTGCCTATTTCTTTGGTTGAGAAATAAGGAAGGGGTGTCGTTTATGACAACAACGATTACAGAAAAAGAAGAAGTGAGAAAGACATTGAAATCTGAATCTAAGAATACTGATGGTGTTACTGTGGTGACTATGGAAGCATCCGTGACAAATATGGATTATAACACAATCAGTTATCATGTAAATATCGTGAATATTGCTGAATATGCAAAAGATAAGGTGAAGTATGATACTGATATCGCAGCTTTTAAGAAGCGTTACGATGAGGCTGTTAACGAGCTTGTAGTAACCACAGAAGGGAGTGCTGAATAATGAAGTTAAGAAGTGGCGAGCTTATTATGCTTATGAATGGGTTGTCAAACGTGCAGACTGCAATCAGTCCTAAGGTCAATTATAATGTGAGTCGTAACAAGAAAATTCTTATGGATGAAATCAAAGAATATCAGGATGAAATCACAAAGTTGCAGAAGAAACACTGTAAACTTGATAAAAATGGTGAACTGGTAACAAAAGAAAAAAGTGATGAAGTCACATTTAAGAGCAAGGAGGATAAAATGGCTCTAACTGCTGCAATCAATGAAATCAATAATACAGAGTGCGAATTGCCAATCAGGATGATCAAGCTTGATGATATTTCTGTGTCTATTTCTCAGGCTGAAATGGATGCTTTAGAATTTATGATTGAAGAAGAATCTGATAAATAAGAGAGCGAGGTGGTGTAAATGTATAGCACCTCAGAAAGATATAAGAAAGCTATATCAAGAGATATACAATGGTGGGAATCAAAGTTAGTCATAGACGGTACAGAGTATTTTGACTTTATGAAGTTGGATGGTAAGCTTGGAATATGTGCCGAAGAACATGTTTCATTTGGAGGAACGGTTACTGCATATCTGGATGTACAGATACCAGAAATGACCTCATCTGTGCAATTTATAGGTCGGCAGGCTATCTACTATGTTGGATTACATCTGGAAGATTACAATATTGGTGAAGAACCAGATATCGAATGGATCAAAATGGGGGTCTACAACATTGTCGATCCCCAACTTAATGATGATGTCGTAACGTTTACAGCATATGACAATATGTATAAGACACAGCAGGGATTCTTCAGCGCCTTGTCAGGGAATCAGCCTGTAGCGGCTGTTTTAAGAGAGCAATGTTCTAAGATAGGAATTACATACGCCGGTAGTGATTCCGGCGAATCTATCAGCATTGACAAGCTACAGGGACTGCAAATGCGTGATGCCATCAGCTATATAGCATCATTTTGCGGTAAAAACGCAGTTATGAATCGTGATGGTAACTTGGAATTAAGATGGTTCTCTGCTGTTGAATTCACAGCAAGTCCAGACATATGTTCATCAACTTTCAGCGTTGGTCAGGCAGACACTATTGTTAGACGGATTACATGTGCTGTAGATGCAGAAACAAACCTGAACGCAGGCAATGATACTGGCAGTATAATCACTTTATCAAATCCATGTATGACACAAGCACAGCTGAATGCGATATACAACAAAGTGAACGGATTTTCCTACCGTTCATGTTCTGTGAATATCATTATGGGACATCCTGAGCTTGATGTAGGTGATATTATTTCTGTGCAAGACTTAGATGGATCCATTTATAAAGTGCCCATCATGATTATGGATATCATAGATGATAGTGGAATTCAACAGACAATAACATCTAGCGCAAAGACAGAGCAGCAAGAGCAGTATTCTTTTCAGGGGAATATCTCACAACAAGTACAAACAAATTACAGTGAGTACATAGCCACAAAGCGATTGCTTGCAGACACAATCATTGCATATGATGGTAAGTTTGGTACCATTACTACTGATTTTCTTACTGTAAATCAAAAAATAACAGCACATGAAGGTGAGTTCAGTACATTTAAAGCTGATACAGCGGCTTTCAAGATTGCAACAGCTGAAGAATTTACAGCAATTCATGCTGCAATAGATGATCTGGATGTTAACACTATAAATGCAGCTTTGGCCAAGATAAACGTTATGGAAGGAAATCTGGCCACGATTGATACCATCATAAATGGCCATTTTACTTCTGACAGTGTTCATTCACTGATAATCAATGCAGAAAATACCGTATTCTCTAACTCAGTTATAAAGTCGGCCATGATTGACAGTGTAGCAGCCGATAAAGTCACCGCCGGTACGATTGATGCCAGCAGTATACACTTTAAGTCACAATCAGGGCGTTTGGATATCTTCGGCGAGACCCTCCAGATTAAAGATAACACAAGACCAAGAGTGCAGATTGGTAAAGATGCATCCGGAGACTACAACATGTATGTCTGGGATGCCGCCGGAAAGCTGATGTTTGATGCAACCGGTGTAACAGCTAACGGTATACAACGGCCTATTATCGTGGATAGCATGGTAGCCGACAACGCCAATATATCAGGTGATAAAATCAACATCACATCCCTCGTAAAGGAGATTAATGACGGTACAGAGGTGATTAATTCCAGCCATATTTTAGTAGATGGTGCAAATCAATCTTTGTCCGTCGTGTATAACACCATTACCGGTGATATAAGCACACTGAGTACTGCGTTATCCGTGGAGCAAGGCAAAATATCATCATTGATTACCGACGTATCACAGGCTAAAGGTGATGTGTCTACGCTTAAGACCAATTACAGCAGCCTTACACAGACCGTAAACGGTATTAACAGTACGGTGTCTAGCCACTCAACGAGCATTAACAATCTCAATAACATGGAGATAGGTGGGCGGAATCTTGCACTGAAAACTGCTGTATCGAAAACTATGGTTGGGGCAAATATCAAAAATCAAACAGCGGACTTTTATAATCTTACGGGAAACGCCGATGACTACAAAGGTAAGAAAATCACGGTGAGCTATGACTATGAAATCACTGGTGCTATAAAGACTGGAACAATATCATTGAGATTCAATAGTAATCCTTGGTCTTCTATTGATTTACCGATATATCTTGGCACAGATGCTGAAAAAGGCCATAGAAAGTTTACTTCGGTTGTGCCTAATGGCATAACTGGGCTGAATATCGGTGTGAGAGCAGACGGAATGCAAGGGACAATTTTATTCAAGAATGTGAAAATCGTTATTGGAGATAAAGCAACCGGAGGTTGGACACCGGCTCCCGAAGACATAGATGCATCCATTAAGACAGTATCTGATAAAACGTCCGTTTTAGAGCAGACGGTCAATGGTTTTGACGCTCGCATCACCTCAGCAACGAGCACTTCCGGAAATGCACTTACCAAAGCAAATGAGATTAGTGCTACGGTTAATGGGCTTACAGTGAGAGTGTCAACAGCTGAGACTAATGCAAGTACAGCGTTAAGCAAAACCAACACGTTAGAGCAAAAAGTCACGGCCACATCCTTAATCACTACTATAGCATCCGGCATCAGCGGTGGCACAGCATTATCAACGACAAAATTTGTAATGGATGCATCTGGATTACATATCAAAAGCGGTGGCTTTGACATCAGCAATAACGCTGGTACAAAGGTGTTTAGCGCAGATACAGCCGGTAACCTGAGCATTACTGCTGCTATAAATGCGGCTAGTGGTAAAATAGGCAAGTTTACGCTTAATGATGGACTGACCTATACAGGATCATCCACGTATCAAGGCATGGGTGGGAGCGTGACGGAAACCTATAGTTTTATCATAAGTCCTGATTCTGTTCACAAAAATCTTGGTGACATAGCAAGAGATTTTGTATCTGGCTGGAAAAACCCATTACTTAAAGTAAACACATCGAATGAGAATAGTTTTGAGTTGTATCCTGATGGCTGGTTAAGAGCAAGACAAATCAAAATGGGGGATGGTCTTGTAGAAGGAACACTATATTTTGGATCATCACAGTATTCAAACAGTGCATCTATAAATTCTGGAGGTAATATCTGGGCTGCTGGGGGTGTACAAGCCAAAAATTTTGTTGCTGCTAATGGTCAGGGGCTAAGAGTCTTGAATTCTTCTGGAGTCCCAACAACTCTTATTTATACAGATAGCAGCGATAACGCGCGAATCCCTAATAATGATTTTATTGTATCTAAAGCCATGACGGTTTACGGCTCACTTTATGCAAGAGCGTCGTCTTGGATAGGCTCGAATTATTCAGCTGGTGGTTGGATTGGCTTCTATGACAAATATGGTGGTACACGAAAAGGCTATATTGGTTACGGAACCGTCACTGAAACTCAGTTTAACATTTATAACAACGAGGGTGCTCATAACGGCGTAGCTCTGGATGCTACCGCGAATGGTAACTGGACACATGGGCGATTTATACCACTTTATGGCGGCATGGCACTTGGTTCATCCAGTAATCGTTGGTACAGGCTCTACTCCTCGGTGGGGTGTGATACATCATCGGACATCAGACTTAAAAATAGCATCAGAGGATATGATGAACGATACGAAGCAATGTATATGGATATGCAGCCGGTCACTTTCGAGCTTAATGCGGTACCCGGTCAACGGCAAGGCGGTCTCATTGCACAATGGACAAAAGATGCCATGACAAAGCACGGTATAACTGACAGCGAGTTTGGGGCATACAATTACCATCCTGAGGACGATACATACGGTATCATATATGAGCAGTTGACATCCCTAAACATGCATATGGTACAAAAGACTATTAAGCGTGTGGATACAGCGCAACAGGATATAGAATATCTCAAAAACAGAAATGTTGAATTAGAGAGGAGGGTGGATACATTGAGAAATGAAGTAATCCGTTTAAACAATGAATTATTTGATACAAAATCCGCTTTATCTGCTTTGCGAAGCTGAGAAAGGAAGTGATCCAAAGGTATCTCGTTTTAAAGGGTGTACGTCAACACCCTTTTAATTTGCTCAAAAGAGCGAAAGGAGAAGAAACATGGATATGCTTTACACTGTTTTACTGGCAGACCTTAGTATGGTGCTGGTCTGCTACGCTATTTTACTACTGGCCTTTGCATCCAACGTTGTGTTGAGCCTGTACCACAACATCAATATCACAGGAGAGACGTTTGACGCCAAGCGACTGTGGCAGGGAATTAAAAAAGCCTTGGTGCTGGTCATTGGCACTATGCTGATGGTTGCCGCTGTAGATGCAGCCACAACGCTACTGACACAGTATGTACCAGATATCAATGAGCAGGTACACGACCTCATCACTGTGGCTATGATTGCCGCTACGATTGGCGTAGCAGCGTGGCGCTATATCAAGGATGCGTACAGTACATTTATCAATATCCTTAATGGTAAGCCTTCTGAGGTCGCAGCTGCGGTGGATACAAAGGAGTAGTGCATGGATCGTATCATCGACACGCTGATTGCTGTTCTGGTGCCGACTTTCGTTTTTTTGATACAGGATGCTATCAAAGAGAAAAAGCGTAGAAAGCAATTTATTGAACAGATAGATCAGACACAAAACGAAGAATTACAGAAGCTTCGGGATGGTGTAAAAGCTATCCTGCATGACCGTATCATCCAGAAGTGTGAATACCATATCCGAATAGGGAAGGTGTCTGCAGTGGATATACAGGAATTAGAATATATGAATGAGCCTTACAAGGCATTAGGCGGAAACGGTACTGTTAAAACGATGCTGAGTGAGGTACATAAGTTGAAAAAACAAATAGAAAGCGAGGAAACAAAAAATGGCATTTAAGAAAAGAACAAGCCTGTCCGGTTTGACAGGCAGTAAGTGGATGGATTGGGCTGTACGCCGTACTGGAGTGGCAATGCCAAACTGCTTTACCTATGCTACAGCTCGTATCAGCGAGATTTTAGGTCGAGAGGAGTATTTGGATAGCCCACGTGTAAACGGGGCGCAGGAGCTATGGGACAACCACTCAAACGGGTTTAAACGCTCAAAATATGCTGTAGAGGGTGCACTCATGATCTGGCAGTTCGGACAGTGGGGACATGTTGCAGTATGTGAGGAGCTTATTGACACCAACACGATCGCATGGTCGCAGTCAAATTACGGCGGTAAAAGCTTTGAGTATATCAAGGGCAACCCTAATGGATATCTGGGCATGAAATTTTTAGGATACCTGGTACATGATAAACTGCCGAAAGCAGAGGCAGCAAAACCATCCACTAGTAAGCCGACTACAACCGGCATTAAGGCGGGCAATAAGGTCAAAATCAAGTCCAGCGCTAAAAAGTACGCTACTGGCCAGACAATCCCCGCATGGGCTAAAGGTAAGACATATACCGTACAGCAGGTATCTGGCAGTAAGGCGCTGATTAAAGAGCTTGTGTCATGGGTTAAAACATCCGATTTACAGATGACCGGCGCAGCTGCGGTGATTGCAGTCGGCAAAAAGGTCAAAGTTAAAAAGACGGCAAAGACCTATGCAACAGGGCAGAGTATTCCGGCGTTTGTAAAAGGTACGACTTACACAATCATGCAGATTAGCGGCGAAAAGGTGCTGCTGAAAGAGATCATGAGCTGGGTATGTAAGTCAGACTTGGAATAAGAAAAATCACCACTCATTCCTTCGGGGATGGGTGGTCTTTTTTTTATGTATAGTTTGACAAAAAATTACAAAAAATGTATTATTTAGGTGTGATAATCATGAGATGAGGGTATGGATTGGACGGGTTTAAATCAAATAAATACTATTTTAGGTATAATCAATGGTGTGGTTGGTATCATTAATATAGGCACAGCTTTTTGGGGGTGGCTAAATCATAAAAATAAGAAACAGTTTATGGAAAAGCTAGAAAAAGAGCGTATATCTGCTCAAAAGGAAAATGCAAGAGTATGCCGTACTTGCAAAAGCAATTTCAAGGCACGTATCACCTCACTAGAACAGACCAATACTAAGTTATTAGAAAAAGTTTCAGGATAGGAGGGGGTTTTATGATATACATCATTATAATAAGCTTGATTATAATTATTGTTCCGCCTATTTTTATAATACTCAGTAATTTAGATTATAGGAAAACGATTATAAGTGAATGTTCACAAGTTTACGGTATAGAATTAAATACCATAAGTGTAAAATATACAATATTAGAAGACAGGGTAGCTAAATATCCTATGATGAATAAAGAAATAAAAAGACTCATCAAACTGGAAAAAGATAAATATGTAGATATAAATAAGCTAGTAGTTGGTAAATTTAAAATATCTGATTTGGTACCTTTGTGTAAAAGTATACAGTTGTTTAATGAAATTGAAGAGTGTAAGGATAAGGGCGTTATTGATTTATTTGATGATGTGAGAGAAATGAATCATAAGATAGCAACAGTAAGATCGCCTTTAAAATGCAAGATTAATGGTATGAAATCAAAAATACAATTCTTTATTATATTGATTATAGTTAAGTTATTTAACAAATTTAAGGATTTTACCCGGCAAGATATAGAACAAGTTGAGAAAGATAACGATTTTACAGTTGATTCAAATTTAGGTTTACTTAATTAGCTACTCTCCACACAAGAGAGTGGCTTTTTTATTTACATTTCAACATATAAGTAGTATAGTATATAAGCAATCACTTAATGATTGTATCGCCCTTTTTCCCCATTATTTGTTCATGAGGACGATAAGCCGGCTTTATGTCGGCTTTTTTTGTTAAACATGGAACTTCCAATATTTTACTACGATAATGATTTGCAATTTTTGAAGGAATGCTATATAATTTCGTAGTCACTCTTTCATACAGTTTATGCAGTGACAATGGGACAAAAGCCAGCTTATAGCCGGCTTTTTATTATCGGATTAAAATTAAGAAAAATTAAATAATTTAGAATTTACATACGGAGGAAATATGATAGAATGATATTGGCATAATTATATGCTTCTGCCTAGGTATCTTTATGCTGTCCATCTAAAAAGATGGGGAACCGGTTCTATACCGGTTTTTTTGTAAAGTTTTATAACATTTAATAAAATAGTATCAATGTATTTACAAATAGTTGATTGAGGTATATAATGATTACGTTGCCGCCCATTAAAAAGAAAGGGATACCTAGGCAGTATTTTGCGGCACTTGACCACCTTAATGGTGGTCTTTTAATTAATGGTAATCAGACGTTTAATCTTTTATCAATAAGTATTATAATAAGCCTAATTAGGCATCTAATTCCTCCATATCATATATTGAGATACGCAGATGTATCTCAATAACACGTAAGGAGGAAATATATATGTGTAACAGATGTGAATGTAATGATTATGACTTTTATGGCTTTAGCGATTATGATTTCGACAGATTCGACTGGAACAGAGGCTATAGTTGCTATAATGACTATGGCAGAAATGCATTGAATGAAGCGGAGCGAGTAGCTCGTTTTGCAATGCGTCGTGACTGTAGAGAAAATCGCTGCGCACGTCAATTTGTACGCTGCATGAGGAATGCTCGATGCGGATCTAATTGGTAACTTGCGCTAAAACTTAATGTATATTTGTTCACTCTCATTTTGCTACTCTCCAATGTGGAGAGTAGCATTGTTTGTATCTATTCATTTATCATATAATTCGTGATGCTCTATATCAATTGTGTTTGTCTTTGGTGTCCTGCCATTACAGCATTGCATAATAACGGTCAAAGTAGAATTTGTGTTAGGAAATATCTGTACACCGTTGATTATTTCTTTGTCAAAATCATCTTTTATGACTTGTACATCATATTGTGCATAAGGACACGCCTGTGGAATGCTATGCAAGGAATGTGTGCTGTCTGGGGTAGGGAGAGTAATAGGTTCACTTAGTCCCTTTTCATCGGTATAACATCCCATTATAAATTTAGAAGCACTGTCTGTTCTCTCATACACTCTTATAGCTGCCTGATTAACAGGAGCACCGTTTGCTTCCATAGTTTCAATTGTTAATGTGCCTGTCATTTCACTCACCTCCGATATAAACTATGCAAAGGCGATTGCGATGTGTCATTAAAAATGTTATCTATATAGGTATTTTTATTTATTACTATGAAAATAATAAATTTAATTATGCATATTGGTCTTTATAGTTATACCGCGCCACACACTAAGGATGATATCTAGGCAGTATCTAACTTGCGGTATTGACCACCTATGGGTGGTCTTTTATTATTTTATATAGGTGGATAGGGAGAGCCTATATAAACGGAGGGTTAACATGAAAAGAGAAGAAATGATGCAGTATATCATCGAACACCTAGAAACGCTGAATGAAAAAGCGTTACTGGCCATCATGGACATTGTAAGACTTTTGACTAAGTAATAAAAAGTACGGGATTTTTAACAAGAAATCCCGTATTTGATGATTTATTTACTTTTTTATTTTTTTATGTGAGATAATGTGTACGGCAGCATAGATATCTTACTCTCCCCCAAGTCCGTATCATATCTTCCTAGTGCTGCCAGCTCCTGTCTATGTGCAGGAGCCTTTTTTTATGGTCTTAAGCTCTCAATAAACCATCTATATTTATAAGGTGGCATATATTCATAGTATATAGTTCGAGTTGCTCCATTAATTTGTATCACAAACATTTGACCTCCGCCGCCACAGCTTTTGCTATGGCATTGTGGTTTATGGCGTATGATCTTGTCTATTTCATAGCGTTCGTCGTTCCAGATAAGCGCAAGGGGCGTAATGTCTCCCATTTTATTAACGAGCATTTCTACTTCTATATATTTTTTGTACATTCTTTGCATACTGTCACCTCATTGTTTATGATGATACCACTATTTTTTATAGATACAATAGGTAATGTATTACCATTATTTACCAGACCTTTTTGACATCGTTTTATATTACAATATTATCCTGCAAGGAGGAACTGTAATGAGAAGATTAAGCAGGAAAAAGGCTTGGAGTATACTGTCGAGTCATAGCATAGTAATTTTGGGACACGGGGGAGCTACAATTAAAGAGACGAAGGAGGTTATAAAAAACACAGTTGAATTAGTACCGGATGTGATTGAAAGCATGATCGAAAAAAGTAGCATCTACGCAGCGCAGCACACTGATCAAGCAATTATCTGGAATGATGGCAATGAATTAGAATTTAGATTTTTATTAGACGCTTTCTTAGATGGTGATATTTTATATTTTCGAGAATACGATGGTAAGCATCCAACCACAACAGCAGTACGAGTGATAATGCTAGAAGAAATAAAGGACACCACAGAACTAGATAACGGGGAAGTAATACAGCTTTTGATTGAAATGATGGATATAGAAAATGATTATGATGATCTAATATCGCTGAATGAATACATAGAGAACGAGGGCATGGCAGAGGTACTGTTAAAGTTAGCAAGAGTCTACTGCATGAATATATTAAATGTTAACGGATGA